ACCTTGACGAGAGAAACACAACATACATCACGGTACAAAAAAACCGCCCTTGCAGTGAAGAAGGACGGGCTGGCAGAATGAAGTTTAACAGTGATACGTTCACACTAAAGCAGGAGTACTAATAATGGGCAAGGCAAGAGAGTGGTCAGAAGAAGAGAAGCAGTGGCTTAAAGATAATCTTCGTTATGATAGTGAGACAGGAAATCTTTTCTGGACTACCCCCAGTTTACGTGGACGTAGAAAGAGGGATTTGGTAGGTACTAAAAATGGTAGTGGGTATATGTGTTTTTGTAGTAATATAGGTAGGAAACAATTTATGTATGGTAATCACAGAGTTGTTTGGTTCCTTAACTACGGTAGTGTTCCTAAAATGTTAGATCATATAGATGGGGACAAACTTAACAATAAGGTAGAAAACTTAAGACCTACAACAAATGGCCTTAACAAAAGGAACACATTAAGTTACGGTGTTTGTAAGTATAAAGGGGTGTATCTAGATAGAGGTAGGTACTACCGTTGTCAAGGAAATAAAGGCGGTAAGATAATCTATGTAGGTAGTTTTGAAACTCCAGAAAAGGCTGCGAGAGCATACGATAAGTTTGTTGAAGAAGAATTAACACCACTAGAACGACAGTTTTCAAAGACAAACGAAGAAATGGGGCTATACGATAATGACACCTGATGCAGAGACAGTATTCGACATAGAGACAGATGGACTACTAGACAAACTAACTAAGATACATGTGTTGTCGTATCAAACATCCGCTATGGATGAGCCAAGGTCTATCTTTGACTACGATGAAATGCGTGACTTCTTCTTGGAGTACAGCCTAGATCACACACTAGCTTTAGTTGGGCATAACATTGTACGCTTTGATATACCCGCAGTGGAAAAGGTGCTAGGTATAGAGGTACATGCCAAGCTAGTAGATACACTTGGGTTAAGCTGGTACTTACATCACAACAGAGCAAAGCATGGTCTAGCATTGTATGGAGAAGAGTATGGCGTACCTAAGCCCAAGGTAGATGATTGGGCGGGGTTATCTAAAGAAGAGTATGCCCATCGTTGTGAAGAAGATGTTAAGATTAATGTGCGCCTATGGCGTGACCTAAAGCGGAAATTGGAGAAGCTATATGAACAGTGAAGCGTGGAGACTTATCGACTACATCACTTTCAAATTAGACTGTGCTAGGGAGCAGGAGTCCCTACGGTGGAAATTAGATGTTGCTAAAGCTAGTATGCACCTTGCTGAGTGGCAGGGGATGAAGGAAGATAAGGTTGAGCAACTAGCTAATGCTATGCCCCGTCATGTACTTACTAAGGTGCAGAACAGGCCCAAGGTGATGTATCGTAAAGATGGTAGCCTAAGCAGTCACGGGGAGAACTTTGAGGCTCTTAGAAAGCAGTACAAGCAGCCTGAGACGGTACAGAGTTTTGTTGTGCAGACAGGAGAAGAACGGGGTAATCCCAACTCGGTGTCCCAGATTAAGGATTGGCTGTTTAGTATAGGATGGCAACCTAGAACATTTAAGTTTTTAAGAGAGGCTAATGGTGATGAACGACAGATTGAGCAAGTCAGGAAAGATGGGGAACTATGCCCGTCAGTTAAGAAGCTGGCTGTTAACGATCCTGCTGTTTCTATTCTGGATGGTCTTTCTGTTCTTACTCACAGAATCGGGATACTCAAGGCATTCCTAGAGTGTGAGGTGGATGGATACCTAGAAGCTGGTGTAGCTGGCATGACTAACACTATGAGGTTTAAACACGCTAAACCTTTGGTTAATCTCCCCTCAGTGGAAAAGCCCTATGGTGCTGAGATACGAGGGTGCCTGATTGCCCCAGAGGGTTATGTGTTGTGTGGTGCGGATATGACTAGCCTAGAGGATACAACCAAGCGTCATTACATGCAGCCACTAGACCCTGAGTATGTAGCAGAAATGTCAAAACCAGGATTTGACCCACACCTTGACCTAGCTAAACATGCTGGTGTCATCAGCCAAGAGGACATAGACAAGCATAACACAGGAGAACGCAGTTTAAAGGCATTGCGTAAGAACTACAAAGTAGTCAACTACAGTGCCACGTATGGTGTTAAAGAGGCTACGCTATCTCGTACTACAGGTATGAAGAAGTCAGAGGCTAAGAAACTACTAGCTGCCTTCTGGGATCGTAACTGGTCCGTAGAGGCCGTGGCAAAGGGTGTACGTGTACGTGAACCACAGGGGCTAGGGGGTATGTGGCTAAAGAACCCTGTCAGTGGTTTCTGGTACAGCCTACGTAGTGAGAAGGACCGCTTCAGTACACTTAATCAGGGTACAGGCGTCTACTGTTTTGACACTTGGGTTAAGCACTGCCGTAAAGATGGTGTCAAAACGATAGGACAGTTTCACGATGAAATTATCACTTTGGTAAAAGAGGGAAAAGAGACACAAGAAAAGATTAGTATGGAAGATAGCATAGAGCGGTTGAACGATGAGTTGCAACTAAATGTACCTCTGGGTATTGATGCTCAGTTCGGTAACAGTTATGCTGACATTCACTAAATTTATTTTACAGAAAGTGTTTTTTCTGTGAGAAAATGTTGCTATATATAAGTACCCGCATAAGGAAAGGAAACCGACATGGGAAAGAAAGTTTACGTTGAGTGTCCAGTTAATTGGGCTAAGTTGCGTGAAGAAGACCGAGACATGGGTAAGAACATGCAGGAAGGTTCTGATGCACGAAACAAGATTGACGAAGTACAGGGACGATATACTGTACAGCTAATGCTTGATAAGGACACTAAGAAGAAGATGGTGTCTGATGGTGTACCTAACAAGGGTATGCAAGCACAGTTGTTCAAAGAGGATCAGGATGGTGTTGAATACTTCTCAGCACGACGAGGACATTTTAATCCTAAGTTCAAGGATCAGAACACAGGGGAAATGGGCGTAGTAATGGGACCACCGCGTGTCCTTAAAGAAGACGCTGACGGTGTTCTAGTTGATTGGGACTTTGAGGCAGACGGTCTTATTGGTAACGGTAGTAAGGTTGTAGCAAAGCTAGATGTCTGGGACGGTAAGCTGACTACCTTAGAAGCAATTAAGGTAGTAGATCATGTACCCTACGAAGCAGACGGGAGTGCTTTCTAATGACTAAAGCCACCATCATCTTTGAAACCTCGGAAGAGGTAGATGGTTACGAAAGTAAGACTACTGTTGAGCGTCATAATGTAGACACTCTTGAGAATCTTGCGTACTTCTACAGTGAGGCTACAGTGGCAGGGGGCTGGACTTACGTTAAGGCAGTGGCCCTAGAAAAAGAGGATGAGACTATTGTCTGGTCCGACATTTGAGCCTAAGCATGTCTTAGTTGATGGTGACATTGTTGCGTACAGGGCTGGGTTTGCCTCAGAGGGTAAGACCAGTGCAGATGCAAAGGACAAAGTAGATGAGGTTATGAACTTTATAGCTTCTAACACTATGTCCTTCCCTGTACCTGACAGGTTCCATACGTTCTTAACTGGGACTGATAACTTTAGGTTTGCTATAGCTAAGTCGTATCCTTACAAGGGGAATAGGAGCAAGTCGGAAAAGCCTGAGTACTTACAACATTCAAGGGATTATCTAGTGTCTAAGTACAAAGCAACTATAAGCTACGGAGAGGAAGCTGATGATCTTATAGCTAAGGCTGCAACTAAGTATGGGCCTAATACTGTCGTAGCTTCTATAGACAAGGACATGCTACAAATACCTTGCTGGCACTATAACTTTGGCAGAGATGAATGGTCACAGGTAGATGAGTGGGGCGGCTCTAAGTTCTTTTATACTCAGATACTAACTGGTGATGCAGCCGACAACATAAAAGGTATCAAAGGCGTTGGACCTGTTAAAGCTGGTAAGTTGCTTAAGGATTGTACAACAGAGGAAGAACTGTGGTACGCTTGCTTAGAGGCTTATGATGGTGACTATGACCGTGTAGTGGAAAATGCCAGACTACTGTGGCTAAGGAGAAGAGAGGAAGAGTTATGGGAGCCTCCAACAGTGAGAGACGGAGACACGCAATAAAGAATGGATACCGCTCTGGCTTGGAAGAGGATATATCTAAAGACTTGACTGAACGGGGTGTAGACTTTGAGTATGAGAAGCTAAAGGTAAGATGGCAACTCTTAGAGTACAAGACCTACACCCCTGACTTTAAGTTACCCAACGGTATTATCATTGAGAGCAAGGGCAGGTTCGTTGCAGCGGATCGTAAGAAGCATCTTAAGATTAAAAGTCAGCACCCGTTCCTAGATATTAGGTTTGTGTTCTCTAACTCTAGGGCTAAGTTAAACAAAGGTGCAAAGAGTACTTATGGGG